AGGGTCTCCATCTTGAGCGGCAAAAGTGCTTGAAAGTTGAGCGGGATAATCAGCAAGAATATAGTTATCATCTTCGGATAAGAATACACCCTTAACGCCATTGTATGCGCTGCGCCTTGACTGCTTAGTCTGTATAGATATATCGCCAACAGCAACAGATTCATCAACAAGATAGGTAGGAGAAATGTAAGCTCCTGCGTATATCTCAAATTGACCAGCAGAGAATACAAGTCGGCCAATCATAGAGCCAAGCATTGCATCAATGTTACTTTTCATTGATCCAGCAGTATCTACAACACCATCTATAGTGTATCTGGCTTGAGTGCCGCCAGCGGCTAAAGAAACGGTTTGATCACAAATCGTAGCAGCAGCCGTAACACTAGAAGTTAAGATATTACTGGCAGACTCGCCCAAGCCATACTTTGTATCTCGCAGGTAATCATAAACACAAAGAGCAGGATTCTGTGACCAAGCGGTTGCATTGTTCGAGGGGTTTAATACCTTTTTGCCGCGAATTACAGTTGATATATTAGGCAACCCATTAGCAAACTGATCTACGTCATAGGTTAATTTAACAACCATATAAGCTGTATCAAGTAACTTATGATTAGATGTCCATTTTGATGATGCAGAATTAAGAGCGCTATCTGCTGCGGTCTGATCGCCTTTGTAAAAACTAATATTGACATAGCTGCCCCAGCTTCCGATAAAAGAACCGCCAGACCATATCTTTTGATCGTTAAACCAGACTTCTTCGTATGCATCTATCTCATGCCCAGCGACAGCAATGACTAGCCAAAGGTACTTGTTATCTGCGCCTGTTGATTCTAAGAACACAACATTGCCGCCAATACGAGCGCGGCCATAAACTATTTTTCTTGAATGTGCAGCTTCTCTGGTCATTACAGAGCGACCGCCCATTTGTGCGCCCATATCAGGCGAAGGCATTAATGCGCGAGATACGATTGACATACCTGCGCCAATAGCAAAAGCTAAGAATAGGCTGATACCTGTGTTGGCAATAATTGCCCCACCAACAGTGACTAAACCTGCGATCAATGCAACAGCCATTTTTTATCCTTTAAAGCATTTAGAGTAAATACGTTCAATTAGGTCAAAACCCATGCCAATTAACAACTCATCAAAAGGCAAATGGACTTTGGTGTTAATATTCATCAAAGAAACACCGTTATCTCGGCAGTGGTCTTCTGCAAACTTAATTAGATGGTAACCTGTAGCGCCTGTCCTATGTTCTGGCAATACAAAGGTAACATCGTTGTTGGCAAATACATGATCGGAATAATGAATGCTAGTAGATACAGTTAATACGCAATACCCTACTAATTTACCATTTTTTCTTGCTGTAAATGCTCGCAAAATACCAGCGGCATCCAACCTTGCATATTCTTCCCAATCGGGGTTTAGCTTAATAGCTCCTTTGTTAAGGGCTACCATCTCCCAATGTTCTTCTAACAATGGCTTAATTTCTTCTTTTACATTTGCCAAGCATTCATGTGCAATCTTAACGTCTATTATTTTGTCCTTCATATTGTCCCCCGTCATCATAATGAGCATCAGTCTTACCAGAAGCACGACCCCAAATAATTTCTTTTTGAGTAATCGCAGTGACAAACTCAAATCCTTTATCTGCGGGATGATCAATCTTCTGATCTTCTGCGGTGTAGCGCCTTATTTTTGATCGCTCAAAAGCTATTAATTTATTCTCAACCGCTATACTTATTGTAGCAGTTTCGCCAGATTCTGAGATAGTCATGGTATCCATAAATCCAGAAAATACTATTGTCGGATTTGCTATTAAAGAACCTGATGCATCAAAGGCTCCAAGCATAACAGTTAACGGTCTGCCTTGATATTCGTGATCTTTTGCAATCACTACAAGTGAAGACTTAACTCCTGTGAGGATGACGTTAATACCGCTTGCTTGCATATCTGATGTTTCGGTGACGGCACTAATCTTCAGTAAGTCACCTACGCCAGTGTATGTTTCGCTGTCATAACTGAGATCGCCTACGCCAGACCACACATTTAATTCATTTGGTGACGCACCAGAGTCAAATACCATACGCACAAGGAAGATTGGGCGAACAACATCAGCGATAGCAACCGCTTGCATTCCACTAGATAAATTGCGACTCATAACGCCTCCACCATAGCAAAGCTAAAGCCCTGCAAACTAGCCTCATTGGTTGACCATGCAACATCGTTAGAGGCCATGCGCCAAAGGCTTTTAGGCAGTGTAAAGTCCAAAGATGTACCTGTGGCAACTAACTCTCTCAAAGGCGGCTGAAAGGATAGTGTGCCAGCCCCTGATGACTTATCAGCAGTCACCAAGTATAAGTAGCTTCCTAACTGAAAGTAGGTTCCAGCAGTAACCGCTGTGCTGCTTGATGATGTTGTTAAAGTCTCTGCTCGTATCGCTGTTGACCCACTAGTTTCTAGCGTGGCTGTGCTGGTATGTAATGGGTTGCCAAAAGTAAACGTACCTTCTCGGCCTTTTAGCCCGACAATAAAAGCCTCAATTGATCTTGATTCCGCATAGGTTAGTGGGGGCAGTGTAACCTCGGCTTCCCACCTAGCACCCTGATGCGTGTATACCTGTGTATCTAAAGTGAATGGCGATTCAGCTACAGCGACTACACGTTTGAGACGCATAGACATATTCTGTACGCCTACGTTTGGAAAAGATAACGGCATTGATTATGCTCCGACCATTGCTTTCGAGAAGTTACCACCACGCACTCTAGCGTCTGCTACAGCGCCTTTAGCCGCCTGAGCTATCTGAGGCATTAGCCCGACTATCTCGGCTCTTACAGTGCTTTGTATGCCCGTAGTGACATTAATAGTTTGATTGATTGTAACGCCACCGCCGCCCAACTTGTTGTTAGGAATAATAGAGCCACTTGCATTAGGGACAAATATTTCTGGCCCTCGCTCTCCCACTAATGTTCTTTCGCCCTGAACTACTGGCCCGCCTATTGCTGCTGTATTTGAGTACATTTGACCCATTCCAACGCCACCGCCAGAAGTCATACCGCTACCAGTGGAGCCTGTACCGCCACCACCGAAGTAACTTGTAATCGCGCCAAACGCTGCATCAACAATATACTTTTGAATAAGCATTTTTATCAGGCTATCAACTACACTTTTAGCCATTGCCTTCATAGCGTCAGCAAAGTTAGCAGCACCAGTTACACCTGCGGTAAGAGCGTTGGTCATACCATCCAGCCCCTGAGTAGTAAATGACTTAACAATGTCATCGGTGGTCATTATTGTTTTCTGCCAATCTATGTAGGCTTGCTGTATGTTTGATAATTCTTTAGCACCGCCACCAGCGCCTTTTGTAACAGCCACAAAGCCATTATTAACAGAATTTATTAAATCACCAATTGTTTCTGTAAATGAATCAATATTTAAAAAATCACCTGCGTCAAATGCTTTTAACCTAACACCCTCCCCAAGACTTTCCGTTTCTTTTATTATTTGCTGATTTAATTCTTTATATCTTTCTAGTTTTTTTGAATAACTGTCAAGAGTTATTGCGTCTAAAAGTATATCCTTAACACTGACATCTTTGCTTTCTAGGTTTGCTATTTCAGAACCTAAACTAGCTAAGTCTTGAGTCATCCTATCAATGTATTTTTGCTTGGCCGATTCTTCAAAAGAGTCTAAAAATCCTAACGCTTTGTTTCCAAAAGATGCTAACTGCTTGAGCATAGAGTTAAGACCTTCAGCAACAACTAAGGTCGATTCTAATACGCTAACAGCCATGCCCTTAGCCCATTTTTCAACACCGCCTTCATCTTCGGCAATTGCCAAGAAAAATGCTGTAATCTTTTTAGTAACTTCTGTAATAGCGGGAGCAAGAGCAGCAGAAAACTGATCCTTTAAACCTTTTCCTAAAGACAATAATTTCGTTATTTCATCGTTTGCTTTTTCAACACCCGCTGCTGCATTATCGGACATTGTAAGGCCAAGAAGT